ATGCCTCGCGCGCATATGTCCCCCCTCCAGCTGAGCTGGCGCCGGCATCACGTTTACGTGTATCTTCATCGCCAAATCTCCTTTCGCGATTTTAATTCTTGGATAGTTTCGTCAAACACACCGTTGGCGAACAATACGACCGCCAGCACCGCAATTGCCACGAATTGCACCCACCAGAGACGCAAGTCTGTTGGCTCGCTCATTGCGATTATTGCGGCCGGTAACCCAACTACCCAGCTAATGATTTTTTTGATCTGTTTGTTTTTCGCTGCCATTTTTCAGCTCCTTTCTTTTGTGTACAAGAGTGCTCGCAGTCACTCTCGTACTGTTAGATATCTCGTCTCTGTCGTGTTTTAAGCGGTTTGTAGTCCGCTGTCTTTAATTTCTGACCAGCTGTTACTCAAATCCCTAAAAACCCGCTCTGACGTTTCAATGAAGCTACAAACTCTGAACGTACAGGATTTCTAGCCTCATTTTTACGTCAAATAAAAAAGAATCGACGCGAAGTCGATTCATGGTTGATAGATTTGACTAACAGAGGTAATCGCTGTTTATATCATGTAAGAATATTTCGTGATTTATATAAATCACTGAAAAATATTACATGATAGAGCAAACCGCTCAACCATGAATCTTGTTTTTCCAGTGATGTTAAAGGCCATTGATGGCGGTGGTCGCCGCTCATCTGAACTATCTTCAGTATAGCAAAACGCAAGCGTTCTGTCAATACGCTTGCGTTATAAAAATGGGCAAAATGGTGCGAAAACTGTGGAAAAGTCCGCACCATTACCTCTGTTATTATGATGTTGCGCTAAACTTCAATCTTTCAAAACACGCTGCCATCTGCCCGTCCAGCCCGTGCAAATATCGCTGCGTAATCACTGCGTTTGAATGGCCGAGCATCTCTTGCGATTCCATGAGCGTCGCCCCGTTTCGCTGAATATCTGTAGCGAACGAATGCCGCAACGCGTGCGGATGAAAGTTGCGAAATCCAGCCAAATAAAACGGCTGACGCATTAAATGTCGCAGCTCCTCAACGCTAAGCAGTGCACCGCTCGACTTCTGCCACAAATAGTCATCAATACGCCGGCTAACGATCCACTGCGTCAACCTTTCGCGAGCTTCTCGGCTCATATGCACCTCGCGCCGCCTGCCGCCCTTGCCAGTAAATACAATCATTCTGTCGGTGATATTCAATAGCCGCAGATTCCTCAGCTCAGTGATACGTAAGCCGCAGTCAAACGATAATTTAATCAGTAGCCATTGTATCTGATTGCAATAACTCAACACCTGCTCGATTTGTTCCCTCGTGTAGAAAACACGGCGGATTGGCTCGGTCTCCTTTTGTTTGACAATGTGGCGAATTTTCAGCTCAGGCATCTCTACGCCCATATCTCTAAAATAGCGAAACATCGCTACCACATGGCAAATTCGCGTATTGATAGTGCGACTGTTCAAGCCGCGCCGTGCCTGCGTCGCGATCCAGTCGTTGACCTGCTGTGTCGTGATCTCGCTCAGACTGCCGGCTGGCACGCTAGCTCTGAAATCTCGCATCACCCAGCGTTTAGCACTCAATGTTTGGCGGCTCATCCGGCGCGTAAACTCGCAGTACTCCAGATATTCGTCAAAAGCTCGCTCGATTGGCATAATTGTACTTTTCGTCATGATTTTAACTCCACTTAAAAAACCAGTTCTATATAGAATTGCTTATAACGAACCTAAAAGCTCAATTGTATATAGAACCCTCACATTTAATTTTCTGATAATTCTGTTATCAAAAATGGGCGGTGGCGGGCGGATTTGCACTAACTTGAATAAAAAATACGGCCAGACGGCCGCTTTCATTACGCAAAACTCCCAAATACTCGCATATACCTAGGATTATTGCATAATATTTGCATACAGGCAAACGCAAACAAGCCGCTACGCGAGCGGCGTTGAAATGTCAGCAGTAATTGCTACGTTATCAGGTTGTAGCTGCGCTTCATCTGCGCTAGTTTCTCTAATCCAGCGATATTTAGCGGCGATGCTGCCTGCTCTTGCATTTTCTGCTTGTGGCGCTCCTCAGCTGCCTTAGCTTTCGCCTGTGCGATCAGTTTGCGTAGCCAATCCACCGTTTTCGCCAGATTCGCACTCGACCAAATAAACGCGAAGTACTTGCGTGGACTACGTTTTCGTTTCGCCAATTTAATCGAATAATCGAACTCTCTCGCATAATTGATCTGCCGATTTCGGAACATCGGCAAATACCTGTCGTCAGTGATTAGCTTTGTCGCCTTGCCTAGCCTCTGCTGCATTTTCTGAACTCGTCGCTCGTCTATGGTTATGTTCCCCATTTTACCCTCAAAATGCCATTTTGCTCTTGACAAACAAAAATAGCCTCTAAAATTGATAACAATTTTTTGAGGCTAGATACAGACAGCCCACCCTGATTTGCATCTGGGCGGGCTGAAAATCCTGTACGTTCACTAGTAATTCTAGCAAACTGATTTTGCTTTGTCAACAAAAAACCCGCCCCCATTTTTCAGAGGACGGAAAGAGAGCATGGATGTTCAAACCATGCGATTGCAGTTTATCACTATTTATTAGATTTCGCAACGGCAACATCCGCAATTACTAGCCGTCGTATATATTCGCTGACTGTCATATTCAACTCGGCAGCGCGCTTGGTGATTATCTCGTGGTCGCTCTCTGAAACTTTTACGTGTATATGTTTAGTTTTCACGTTTTACCTTTCTGCCCGATACGACGCCTCGGGCGGGGCTGTTTAACATTTAATAAATAGCATTGACTGTAAAATATTTCAAGCCGTCGTAGCGGATTTCAGCCACGCTGTTGCCAGTCTCCTCAAACTGTCGGATTGCATCTTCTACTGTCGCCTCAATGCTCCACAGATTAGTGTTGTAGCCCTGTTCGCTCAGTTTGTCTAACTCTACCCTAATCTGGTTAGCGATAGCATCACGGTCTAGTTCAATATAGATACCAGTGAACTCAGCCCGATTTGCTGTGTTGCGCCCAAATTTGAGTCTTAGCTCTCGGCGAGCGATTTCTTCAAGCTGCTCGCTATCGTCGCGCAACCGCTCGTCTGCCTCAAACTCCGTGCTGTTGTGCGCGCTGCCTAGCCAATATTGTGCTGTAAATGTTGCCATTGTAGTTTTCCTTTCTTGGCGGCGATGGTTGAGGGGCTGTTTATTTTTAGTGTTTGTGTTTTCTAGGTTTTATTTTCTAGTTTTGATTTTTCGTTTTTTGACAATCTCCAATTTTACAGTAATTTTAATTCTGAAAAACTGAAAGGTTGATTTGAACATTTTTACTCTCTTTCTTGCCGCCGAATTGTTAATTGTTGCTTGGTTGCCCCTCAACCATGTCTTTAGTATAGCAAACGTGTTGCCGTATGTCAACACGTTTTACTAAAAAAGTCAGAGATTTTTTGACATTTTTCATCACCCCCGTTAAACCTGTGGAAAACTCGCTAAATATTACACAGTATAGTCCTACCACGACACATGGCATTACTCACTGAGCAAAACACTATAAAAGAGATGGTTAATATCGGTTACGGCTTAAAAGCCAGCGTGGTTAGAGTGGGCCAGCTAGTGTTTTTGACCGTTGGCGGCACAACTGCCCTGCCCACAAATTTAGCTAGTCTATCCGAAAGAATGCCTGATAAATTCTGTCCAGCATCTTTTTTTGGTTGGGTTAATCTCAGGTTGACTGCTCGTAATTCAGGAAAATTGAGCGGCACTGCGATAATTAGATTTTCTCCTGATGGTAGAATGGATTGCGTAGCCAATAGTGGGCACAACGAATGGTATGGCACTGAATGCTGGTTTACAGATAAACCAGCCAGTTAGTAAGCTTATTTAACATACTCTATAACAATACTAACCTCTGAGCTGCCCCAAGCATAACTGCCAGAAACAGTAATATTCGTTTTATCAATAGAGGTAATACCAGCTTGGTGCGTTCCCTCGATATATGGCAGTGCCTGTTTTATAGGATTGTTTGACAGCACGCCAGATAGCCTCATATTGCCTGACCATGAGATCAACTCCCAAGCGTCGGTTAGTCCAGTGATGCCATGCGGCAGGTTTGATGTGTTATATCCACCAGTCATATTTACTGTGCCACGCACGACTTTGCGAAAAATAGGGCGACCATCTATCCATTTTTTGCCAGTATTTTTTTCGTCTGTTGAACAGTCGCGAAAGTCTGGTGCAAGACTTCGTGGTAGGACTATACTATTGCCACACCGCCAGTGCGCATAATCCATAATATGGATAGACTTTACATAAATCGCGTGGCGATTTGGCAACCAAAAACTCTTGACGAGCTATCTGTTAGAGCGTCGCCGGCAGGACGGTTCTACTACGAGAACGGCATTGGCAAAACCTCTGACAAGCCGATGTTTCGGTATGCGAAAAATTACACAATCGGCGAGCCTGATGATGAGCATGCTATCAAGTTTTGCTTATTTATTATGACGTTTTCTGATGCCGCTGAAACTATTGAGCAATTCCTTGATTCAGTAGCCGAAAAGATAGATGCTGGCTTTGCCCAGAAAGTTATCATGACGTCTACAATGTCTAGTTTTGAATATATTGATGAATACTACGGAGGTAGTGAGTAATGGCAATATTAACGTTACCGCACCCAAATATTGATTTTGTGCCGCTTGATATATTGACGGCTGCTGAGCAAAATCAGCTGGTTGCAAATATAAATGCCCTAGCAACGTTTGCAAACGGACTGGCTGACGGCACAAATTTATCTGATGATATAGTCCTACCACGACATATAAAAAATGCGACTTACTCAACATCTGAAGAGCTCGTAGGCACGTGGATTGACGATAAGCCAATCTATCAAAAATCTCTGACTTTCAATACAACAGGCTCTGGTACTGAAGAGACTGGAGCGAATAACGAAACGTTTGACTACATAGATACACTAATCTCTATGAATGCTATCTTGAACGTATCAAATGGCGAGAGATACCTGAATGGCTACACAAATCCATCGGCGCCATCTGCTCAATATTTCCAGCTTAAATTCGCTAATTGGGGCAATGCTAAAAAAATACGATATCATACGAGAACTGCTGGTGTTGTAACAATGACTATCCGATATACGAAATCAATATAATTAGCTATCGTGGTACGAATAAAAACCGCCTCCGAGCTTTCGAGGCGGTTCAACTGTTCGGCAATCCCGAACAGTTCAGTCCGTAAGAAATTCTTACTATCTCAACTATAAAGCAATCCTTTATAGTTCAACCTTTTGACGCTGGCGGTGTCTTACCGCGTGGCTCAGCCAGCAATTTGCCAGTTTTTGGATCGTGCCACCTGCTCAGGCCTGGGACGTTGTGCGTGTCCACCAGGCACTGCAGACAGTCATTGTATGTTGAGCCTTCCGGCATCTGCGGTGTGGTTTTGCCGATGTGCAGCGTCACGCAGCCGCAAGCCTTGCATTCGCGAAAATACAAGCTTGATTTGGTGATAGTTATTTTCTGTAGATTCATGGATTGATCCTTTGTCCTGGATAAATCAACCCGCGATTAGCAATACCGTTTCGCTCAGCCAGTCGCTGTGTGTATCCAGAATTACCGAACAGCCCGTTTGTACCGTGCCAACCGTTTCTCAGTGCGATGTCGCCGAGCGTATCGCCGCGGCGCACGACGTAACCGCCAGTGCTTCGCTGAACGTAACCTGTTGAAGTCGGCGCGCTAATTCGTGGAGCTTGCGCTGCTGCGCGAGCGTTCACCGCTGCCTGCACTTCTGCCGGATTGTAGCCAGCGGCTTGCAACCGTGCTACGCGGTCATTGCCGCTGCCGTACACACCACGCAAGACATCTGCGACAACTTGATCATTCACTGCTTTTGAACTAGCTGCTGGAGCTACTGGCGCGCTAGCAGTGCCGTTCCAAATGTTTGGCCGGTAATATCCAATGATTGAGTTGCGGTATCCGCCAAGATCCATCAGATTAAACGCGTTACCGACGTAGATATTGCCCGAACCTTGGTTTTGTCCGAAGAACTTGCCCTGATAATACATCGCGACGTGTCCATACTGACCGCCGCCGAAGATTGCCCAGTCACCATCTTTCATACCGGCTTGTCCGCCGTGCCATGTAAAGCCGAGCGCTTGGATTTCGCCAACTTGATTTGCGTATCCACTCGCTCCACCAGTCCTAGTCACTACCACACGCCCTGAAAGGCTGAACATAAACTGCTTAAAGCCTGCCACGCACTGCAAGCCGTAGCCCTCATTAAAGCCGCGGCCGTTCATGGCGTTTACGAATGCTGCAGGACTTGATAGGTCGGTCTTGTAGTAAACACCAGAACCCATCTGCGCGAGTTCTTTATCTGGTGCTTCACAGCCCGAACCTTTATCCTGTGGCACGTCTAGCCCCATAATGCCAGCAATCGCCGTCTCACGCTTCTTTGCTAGCTCACACAAGGCTTTTTCGGTAGACTTTGAGTATTTCGCCTTTGAGCCGTCAAGGGTGATACTGCCGTCTTCTGAGGGTTTGCCTATGATTAAAAACACAGAGGACAGGATAATGACGCTTGCAACTATCAACACATCTATCCGATTGATGATGAAGTTTTTCAGATTTGAAGTTACTTTTTTCATTTCTCTACCTCTTTAGCTTGAAGCTCCTGAGCCATCTTTCTATCTTGCCTATTCTTCTCGCTGGTAACACCTGAGAAGTACATATTCACGCCACCAGCAACTAATAGGGCAGTTGCGGTGAGTTGTTTCGCCACTGCTGCAAAGCCCCAGATATCACCTAGTCCCTGGATGATGAACGCGCCAAATGACAGTAAACCAACCGCGATTGACAGCCGTCTTGTAGTTTTCTTTTCTAGTTTCATATTTGACCTCCTTGTCATTTATTTTCTCTTGACCGAACAGTTTCGTTTGTTATGTTCAAATCGGTTTTCAACCGCTCGATTTGCGATGATTGTGTTACATATAGCGCCCAGATGACGATAAGCATTAACGCGCTACTAAACGCAGCTGCAACATACTTATCCATAAACCGCTTCATTTGACCAGTAAAAGTAGCCTCGTTAATACCTAGGTTCTTCTCGATTGTATTGAGTCGTCCAGATTGCTGCTCAACGAGATCAACCAACTTTTGATATTCTCGCCGGCTAACAGAGTCTTGATTGCGCACAATATCTTTAATTTCGATAACATCTTCTTTAATATGTTCAACATTCGCCTGCAAGGCTCCAAATTCTTTTGCTGATACGTCTGTGTTACTCATCTCGCCACTCATTATGATTTTTGCTGGTGTGGCAGCTAAACTGGCAACTCAGACAACACGCACTTAAAATCAACGTATGACGCAGGCGGGGGGGGCGGCGCT